TCATGCTCCAAGCTGAACAAAACGCAAGACAAATTGCACGACATACCACACAAGAACGACAGCAACCCAAGCAAGACCAATTGTCGCCATAGTGCTTATAGGTACGAAATAATTCACTGCGGCGAGATAAGGCGACAGCGCAGTCATGGAGGACTGCACCCACTGTGAAACCGAAAACTGCGGCAAGAAAGCAGCAACAGCCGAAATCAAGCCGTTTATGAGGTCATACAAAGAAGTCAATATTATTGCCAGCAAAGTATTTATTTCCATATTCTCACCACTTTGTAATCTTTCGCGTTACAACAAGCAAACCAACACAAAACAGAATTATTTGCCCTGCGCGAAGAATAGCCACTATAGCGGACGCAGTTGGTATATCTTCAAATGGTACGTCATATTTCTGAATTCCGAAGCCGCCAGATGTTTTTGGAAGAGGTACGCTTATTGTAGGTGCATCCGCATCAGCATTCCAAAATCCTATACAATCCACTAGGTCTTTCGGAATAGAAAAAGGAAACAGCGTAAACAATTCGTCAAAATGAAGAGCAGTTAAAGGTAAAGACACTGTTTGCGTAGTGGTAAAAACATCAGATATTGTATTGACGCTTTCCAGAACATCAGAAAGTGTTCCTTTCATACTCTGGACGTTTGTTGCAATATCTGTTGTTTCAGTAGTAATATCTGTTACACCGCTCCATACTTGTTCTTGCGTAAGTCCTAGCGTCCCTTCAAGCGTACTTCCGACACCGACAGGATAAAATGTTTCATCCTCACCAGTATCTGAATTTGGTACAGTAATTGCACCAGACGCCCATGTCGCATATCCTTCTGATATTGGAGTATCGTATGGAGCAACAACACCTAACGAATAATCTGATTGATATTCTGTATTTATATTTGTTGAATCCGTAATTCCTGTTATATTGTCTGCACCCGCATTAGAAACATTTTCAAACACAACAACATTTGATGATACTACAATGGGTAAGTCCAAAAAATCTTGGTAAACATATTTATATCTTATACCATGTATATTCACATTACTAAAATAGTTATTATCATATCCACAAACATAAAATTGTGTTCCACCATTTATAGCACTATAAACAGCACATATTGTATAATTTACAGATATATCATAATTTGGACATGGAATCGTATTCAATATTCCGTCTTTCTTTATTTGTATAGTTGTCGGTGCAGTATAAAATGTAAAATCCTTGCTTAGTATAATTGGCGTTTCATTTGTAAACGAACCCTTTGCAAATAATCTATCTCTAACAAGCGAAATCATTGCATACGGAAGAAATAAAAGAGATCCTTGTTTGAAAGCATTCACAAAGTAATCTGATCCGTTCTGAACGATATAACTTGCCATTTCTGGCAACTGACATATGTTCTGTGCGAATGCCGTCATAGCATCATTACCGCCAGTACGTTCCAATCCCATACCAATCATTTCAGAAACGATTGCTTGAATAGCTGGGACTGCCACATTTTCAATTCCAGTCGCATGAACAGGAATTGCAAGGCATGAAACACAGAGGACGCATAAGGCCACCAGAAGCGCGACAGACCGCTTAGAATTTATAATGCGTATCATATATAGATGCCACCTTTCTGCTAAAGCGAATGACTTCAACGCCGTTACGCTCCCCGTTAAATCCGTACCAAAAATTATGAATTACAAATAGCCCTCCACCGGCTACAAATGAAAGCAACTTGCCAAACCAGTTATAATTTGCCAGCTTGTAATGCTTGCTTTCCTGTTCGATACAGTACCTGATTTGCCTGTCAAGCTGCCTGTCTGACTGAGAAATAAGAATGAAATCAAAACCATAATGCCTATGCTTTGCGAAAAAATCCAGCCATGGCATTCTGTCACTGTCTCGAAATGCTCTACAGTTAAACTTTAAGCCGGCTTCATCGATAACAACGATTGTCTGTCCCTCTCTACCGGCAGTATGATTTTTTTGCGCATAATCAATAAGATAATCAACTGTTATTTCGGACGTGTCCATATATATGGGCTTCGCCCGTATTTTTGCATGTGTCAGACCATATGGCAGTTTCTTAAAAAGCTTCGTATTTTTTATAGGTCTGAAAATCAGTCGAATAGAATAATTCTCAATATCTACAGGAAAGTTACAAATGTACTGCTTTCCATATATAGCACCGTGAGCTATATTTGATGCAATATGAAAACTTTTGCCGCTGCCTGGTGTGCCAGAAAACAATGTAATCATGTTAATTCACCTCATTTTTTTTGCTTGCTTCATAGGGAACCCCATACCCCTATGAATCAAGCAAAATAAAATGAGGCGGCCTATCCAGGCCGCCCCACGTTTGCGATTATCGGCCGAGCATCCGCTTGACGAACTTCACGGCGAAGAAGACCGCGATGGTGATGCCAACCACAGGCAGGAGAATCGGCAGCGCGGTGGTGATGACACTCGTCACATCAGCCGCGATGGTGGTAAACGCAGTGGTAAGAGCAGTAGTTACAGCTTCCATACCTCCCACAGTTGCCGTGCCATCGAGAAACAACGAAATAGGCAACTGCATTCCCTCCTTTCTCACATAATACATTTATGTATCAACTTGATTGCTGTACAGACCAACCAAGAAATACAATATGAAATTGCCATTACAGCAAGACCAACTACAGCACCGTTGCAACCTATCGTTATAAGGTCAGCAAGAAGTGATTCGCTTATATACGTCATTTAAGCCACCTAAAAAGCGCATAGCAGAGCATAGCACCGACAGCAATTCCAAGAAAGCAGATAATCGCGATCTGAGTATTGCAAAGCACGTCCAGGCGTGAAGTGATTTCCGAATAGTCGGCAGCAGCTTCAACAATCGTTTCTTCCATAGATTCTTTCTTCTCTTTCCATAGCGCATATGCAATAGTCTGAATTATCAGCCTCTGACCTGCATTCACAAATCAGCTTGACATTGTCGCCCAGGCGAACCAAATGAGGCTCGCAATAAGAACACTCAAAATATTGATAAGGGCATTCATTCATTTTCTTTCCCTTTCTGGTATTTTTGATTATGTTCTTGAAGAATCGTAATACCGATAACACCCAAACGCCGACAATCTGCATATAGTCCTTTCTGACAGCACATATATACATAATTCGAAACCGTTATGGTTGATTCGATAGAATCCACCATTTCAAGTATTTGCAAAACCCGACAATTTTCATCATCATTTGCAAGCACCTTTTGAACGGCAGGGGAGAGGGGTCCTTCAAGCTCTGAAATATCATATAAATGCTTATTGTCGCATCCATCATGTAGCAAATATTTTGCTGCTCTATCCCAATCGCCTGTTTTTTGCATGTAATTCGCAGAAATTCCTAATTCCTCTGCAAGACTAGAATTCCAACGCGCCTGCGAAAATTTCAAAATACAGTGATAATGGGCTTTCTTTATATTGCCGTCTTCGTCAAAATCTTTATCGTGACAAATCGCAACATAATTGAAAGATGCCCTTATAAGCTCCAATGCCTTTACATGCGTAGGGTCTTCGGGATAAAGCAGCACATTCCACAAACGGGAACGCTCTTTCATTATCACCGTTTAACTCCTCTAAACGTAGCACTTCCACTGATCTACCATAGCATTTGCTATACCTTGAAATGTTTGTGACCGAATAGTCGCATTTCTATTTATTACCGTCCATGACGCTACAGGATAATTGAATACTGTTGCAAATAATATTGGCAAGTTTTTAAGCCACAACAATGTTTTCTTAGAATATGGCTCGTCAAAATAATACGGCTCAATTATTTGTGTTTGAATTGGCAAATCGAATACTTTCATTGGCACAGGATTTTCAATTGCCACCCTCTTTATAGGTGCGTTATAAAGAGACAAGAAAAAATCTTTTGCTTGGCAGCCAAGCATATACCTTTCTTGGTTTATAACACCTGATTTAATCAGCCAGCGCGCGCCTACATTTGAAAGATATGTACATGGCGGATGTGCTATCATTAAATCCCAATTCCCACTATAGGAAACTTCAATTGCATCCCCGATTATATGATATTCTGGATGCCCTCCATAACAGGGCAAAATATCACATGAAAACGCTTCAATTCCTTGCCTGCGAAATTCGTTTGCAATTGTCTGCGAACGTTCGCAAGCAACCAGGACACGTCCCACAACAAGCCCTCCTTTGACACTGACACACAAATTGCTTAGTCGTAGTAGCAATTTGTGTCAAGCTCTATCCGAAATGTTTCTAATTCGTTCTTGGATTTCATAGAAACGCTGGGAATTAAGGTCTTGATTTTTTTGGAGCTTTGTTTTTATAGCTTCGAGGTCTTCTTTGATGGCATCAACTGATTCCTGAGTAACTGCTGCCGTATCCAGGATTTCTTTATATCCACGTTCAAGAGCCTGGACACGCAGCAGTATGTCAGACCATAGAACAAACTCGAATGCTGTTTGTCCCGCAGCCGCTGGCATTACTTTACCTCACCGTTTTCTTCATCCACGAAGGTAAAGCCGGACAGATGAAAAAACTTGCCTTTCTTATCATACTGGAAGTTTCCCGTGGAACCGATGCCGAAGCCATCATGCTTCATAACTTCCAGCATTTCTTCCGATACCCACACGGAAGACGAAAGGCTGCCTTCTGTATGCTCGGCCTGCTTGCCAGCCGGAGGATAGATATAATAGACGTTGCTGCCCTTAACAATGGATCCTGTTTTCGATGTGTATTGACGATGCTCGATACC